GATTTTCTGTAGTAAACCTTATTGCCTTTTTTATAATTAATAGCCGCTGGTTTTTTCTTACAATAATCGCAAAGTGGTCTCATACAGTATTTACCATACCTTTTTGCCCCCTTTTCAGACGGTATTTCAATAGTATTTTTATAAAAGATGGCTAAATACTTTTAACAGTTGTTATTTACAGGAGAACACAAAATGGCATTAATATCACCAGGTGTACAGGTTAGTGTAATCGACGAATCCTTTTACACGCCAGCTGAACCAGGCACAACGCCTATGGTATTTGTTGCGTCCAAACAAGACAAAACAAATGCGGCAGGTACCGGTACAGCAAGAGGAACTACAAAAGCAAACGCAGGTGTACCTTTCTTAATTACTTCACAAAGGGACCTAGCAGATACGTTTGGAGATCCAATCTTCCAAACAGACGCAAACAATAATCCAGTTAACGGTGGCGAACTTAACGAGTATGGACTACAAGCGGCTTACTCTTTCTTAGGTGTTGCTAACAGAGCATACGTTACAAGGGCTGACATAGACTTAGGCGAAATAGAGCCTAGTGCTTCAGCACCAGCGGCTACTCCAGCTAACGGAACTTATTGGTTTGATACAGCATTAACAAAATACGGAATTTTTGAGTGGAATGGTAACGCAGTTACAGTAACAGGCGGACAAACATTTACTAACAAAGTACCACTAGTAATCACAAGCAACTCAAATCTAGTTGGCGGATCTAACACAGGTTTTCCAAAAGGATCAGTAGGAGCAGTAGGAGATTACGCAGTAGTAACAACAACAACTGTTAACAAAGTTTACTACAAAAATACTTCAGGTGCTTGGGTAAAAGTAGGAACAGCTGATTGGGTAAAAAGCTGGCCAACTGTACAAGGAACAGCGGCTAATCCAACTCTAACAAACGGAAACGCAATTATCATTAACGGAACAACGGTTGCTATAGGTGGCACAGCAGTAGCTGACATGGTCACAGCAATTAATGGTGCTGGAATAACTGGTGTAACAGCAGGAGTTGTTGATGGTAAGTTATACATTTACGGTGACGGAACAAACACTACAGATGGTTCAACAGATGACGATGGTGCCATTTCCATTGCGGCAGGACCAAGTGGAACATTACTAGCTGACCTAGGATTAACAGCAGGAACTTTTTATTCTCCAGCATTAATCATTGCTCCACACACATCTGTACCAGCATTTAAAACTGCTGATACAAAATCAAGACCATCAGGTTCAGTTTGGTTCAAGACTACAGATGCTAACTTAGGCGCAAACTTCAGCGTCAAAGTTTGGAACGACACTACAAAGCTATGGGACGCGAAAAATGCTCCAGTGTACACAACACACAATGAAGCACTTTTCAACCTAGACAAAGCAGGTGGTGGAATCAACCTAGCAGTAGGTGATGTGTATGTACAAGCACACACAACACTAGCTGAAAACGAAGAACATGATTTTACACTTTTTGCTAGAAACGCATCAGGTGCTACAACAATTACTTCAAGTGCTATCACAGCAAGTACTTTCAGTGCTGGCGCTAAAAACTTTGTAATTGCTGAAAGCATTGTTGGTCAGTCAGCTTTAGGATCAGGAGTAAACTTACAGTTTACAGCTACTGGTGCGGCAAGTGATGCTGATTTATTTGCTAATGCTATTAACGAACATGGTTTTACAAATGTTCAAGCAAGTGTAGATGCTAGTAACAGAGTTGTAATAACACACAACGATGGCGGAGAAATTAGAATCAAAGATACAAGCAGTGCTTTTGCTAACGCAGGATTTAGTGCTTATAACTATTCAACTAAATTAGGTACAGCTAATCTTTATGCGGCTCCATCGGGCGATGCTTCAAATTATGACTTCCATGCTTCAAATTGGAAGATCCTAACTTATAACGCAGGACCAAACGCTCCAACAGCATTAACAACAAATGGTAGACTATGGTACAATTCAATCGTTGACGAAGTTGACATCATGGTTCACGACGGAACTACATGGAAAGGTTACGCTAACGTTTACGCATCAGCTGATCCAGCAGGTCCAATTGTAAGTGCTACAGAGCCTACACAGCAATCAGACACAACACCATTGGTAACTGGCGATCTTTGGATTTCTACAGCAGACTTAGAAAACTATCCACAGGTACACAGATACAATGCTGATCTTCAAAAGTGGATAGCACTAGATGAAGGTGATCAAACTACTGAAGATGGTATTTTATTTGCTGATGCTAGATATGGTACTGACGGCGGAACAGCAACAGTAGCACCGAGCGGTACTATTGCTGAACTACTTGTAAGTGATCACTTAGACACAGATGCTCCAGATCCAGCACTATATCCAAAAGGTATGTTGCTTTGGAACCTACGCAGAAGTGGATTCAATGTTAAGAAATTTGTTCGTAACTATGTAGATGTTACAGCGAAAAACATTAGAATGGGTGATGTAAGCATGGCTTCTTACTATCCACACAGATGGGTAACAGAATCAGCTAACCAACCAGATGGTACAGGTAGCTTTGGACGTAAGGCACAACGTAAAGTGGTCATTCAAGCTCTACAAGCAATGGTTAACAGCAACCAAGAAATTAGAGATGACGAATCAAGACTGTTCAACGTTATGGCAACACCAGGTTATCCAGAACTAATTGGCGAAATGGTATCACTAAACAATGATAGAGGACTAACAGCATTTATCGTTGGTGACTCACCATTCAGACTAGCTAGTGACGGTACTACAATTAGCAATTGGGGTAGCAATACTGCTCTTGCTGTTGAAGATAACGACAACGGATTGGTAACTAGAGATGAATACTTAGGTGTATTTTATCCTAGCTTATTCACAAGTGACAACGCAGGTAACAACGTAGTTGTTCCTCCAAGTCATGGAATGCTTAGAACACTTGCTTTAAGTGATCAAGTTTCTTTTCCATGGTTTGCTCCAGCAGGTACAAGACGCGGTGGCATAACAAATGCTAGTGCTTCAGGTTTTGTTGATGCTGAAGGCGAATTTAAATCAATTGCTCTTAACGAAGGTCAAAGAGACACATTGTATTCGTTAAATATTAACCCGATTACATTCTTAACAGGCGCAGGACTTGTTAACTTTGGTCAAAAGACTAGAGCAAAGAATGCTAGTGCGTTAGACAGAATCAATGTAGCAAGACTAGTAATTTACTTGAGATCACAACTTAAGAAACTTGCTAAGCCTTATATCTTTGAGCCAAATGATAAGATCACACGTGATGAAATCAAGGCACAGGTAGATAGCTTGATGCTAGAACTTGTTTCACAAAGAGCGTTGTATGATTTCCTAGTTGTTTGTGACGAGTCTAACAACACACCAGCTAGAATTGATAGAAATGAACTATACGTTGATATCGCAATTGAACCAGTGAAGGCTGTGGAATTTATTTACATTCCATTGAGACTTAAAAACACTGGAGAAATAGCAGGACTCTAAACGGATAAATAAAAGTAATAGGAGCATATAATGGCAATTTCAACACTTTCAAGATTAACAGTACCACTAGATAGTAACGCAAGTTCATCTAACCAAGGACTGTTGATGCCAAAACTAGGATACCGCTTTAGAGTATCACTAGAAAATTTTGGAGTATCAAGTCCAACTACTGAACTTACGAAACAGGTAATGGATGTTACAAGACCGAACGTATCGTTCGATCAAATGACAGTTGATGTGTATAACTCAAGAGTGTACCTAGCAGGTAAACACACTTGGGAGCCTATTACGCTTAACTTACGTGAAGATGTCAGCAACAACGTTCAGAAACTTGTTGGCGAGCAGTTACAGAAACAATTAGACTTCTTTGAAATGTCAAGTGCGGCATCAGGAAGCGATTACAAATTTGTTACTAGAATCGAAATACTTGATGGTGGTAACGGTGCTAACGCTCCTACAGTGCTTGAAACTTTCGAGCTATATGGTTGCTATGTAGAATCAGCAAACTACAATACGTTAAACTATGCTGAATCTGCTCCAGTAACAGTAACACTTACTGTTAGATATGACAACGCAATCCAGACTCCACAAGGAACTGGAATAGGTACAGCGATAGGTAGAACAATCAACACAGCTATTACAGGCGGTGGCGCTTAATCTATAACAAAATTCAAAAAGGGCCTACGGGCCCTTTTTTTATGACCTCACAAAATTAAATATCCTGTTAATTTATAAAGATAAATATTAGTATGGCAAACTTGTTAAATGGATTCTTAGACAACGTAGTATCAGGGGCATTAAACCCAAACGGTAACCTTGCTGACAAACAACATGCGGCAAGGCTTTACGTTGACGATAGTCATAGATTATCTCCTAAAGTAAAATTTCTTTACCACGTGAGTTTCAATATCAATAGGGAAGCAACTGCGGTAATACCACAACTTGCTGAAAAGCATCTTAACGAACTTAATATGTTAGTCAAGTCTGTAACGCTTCCGCAGTATAATGTTCAAACGGACGTAAAGCATCAATATAATAGAAAAAGAGTTGTACAAAAAAGAATAGACTATGCTCCAGTAAGCATAATATTCCATGATGATGCGTTTGGTGTAACTACAGCAATGTGGGAGGCATATTATAGATACTATTACAGAGATGGAAACTATGCCAAGGTACAACCAGACGGTAGTGTGGATCAATCAATAAGAGAATATCAAGTACCATCTCAGTACAACAGAGGAAATATGATATCCAAAACAATGTATAGGTACGGATACGATAATGATTCATTTGCTCCGTTTTTCAACAGTATAACAATTAGCCAGCTGAGCAGAAAAAGATATACGTCAATGACACTTGTAAATCCAATCATAGCACAGTGGTCACACGATACCATGGATAATTCAGCAAGTGAACCTGTAGCAAACACAATGTCAGTAGAGTATGAAACTGTACATTATAGCAGAGGACCGATTAAAAACGGAAGTCCAAAAGGATTTGCTGAAGAGCATTATGATAAGACAGCTAGTCCTATATCATTAGCAGGTGGTGGAGCAGGAAGTTTACTAGGAGCCGCTGGTGTCCTAGCAGGCGGAGGCTCTGTACTGGCGGACATACAGGGCGGTAACGTAAGTTTTGGTACTGTATTGAAAGCGGCAAACGTGGTTAAAAATGCTGGAAATTTAACACAGTCAGGAATCGGAGGAGAACTTTTAGGAGGGGCACTGGATTCGATCGGACAAGCTACAGGAATAGACGTTAGTGGAGTAGCAGGAGTCGCATTTCCCAAGGGAGGTGGCGGCGGAGGTTTAAGTACGTTAGCAACCGGTGCGGCAATAGTAGGTGTTGGAACTTTACTTAATAACGCAGGTAGCAGTGGAGCAACTACTTCTAGCACAGGAAGTGATGCTAACGCAAACGAAGGTCCGAGATATACAGACGACGACTACGTAGGACCATAGGAGCAAAAATGGCATATAGTACAACAACAGGATCAAGCACAACAGGCGGAGAAACGGGATTAAATCTAAATATACCTGCTAAGCCAAAAAATGATTCTGCTAGTGATATAAAAAGATATTTCAATACATACTACGGAAAAGAACTAGCATTTCCTAGCAACGACGTTGATGCCGTAATAGGATTTTTAGAATCAAAAGGATTTGAAAGATCTTCAGCAGTGTCTACAGGAACTATTATCTTACAGCAGGCAAAGATCGACGGAGTAAAAGTTTTTGAACTGTTAGACACTTTAAAGGGCCTTGACAAGTTACAATTGAGCTACACGGTGACACAGGTTCTAAACTTTAATAGACAAAAGATTAGCACACTAGGTTACAAAGTAGCCAATGAACAAAAGCCTACAGAAGCCAGAAACATTATGGGGTAACCAATGAAGCGTTGGGCCCAGGGCAAATATAATCTAAAACATCCAGACAAATACGTAGGTAAGAAAACACCAACATACAGGTCAAGTTGGGAATTCCATTTTATGAAATTCTGTGATGAAAATCCGGCCATAGCGGCATGGGCAAGTGAAGCAATCAAGATACCTTACAGAAGCCCAATCACAGGAAAACCCACGGTTTATGTACCTGACTTTTTTATACAATACAAAGATAGAAAAGGTAGACATAAGGTAGAAGTTATTGAAATAAAGCCAAGCAACCAAGCATTGCGTGAAAGCATAGGAAAGAATAAACAAAATCAGGCTTCGTATGCTATTAACATGGCAAAATGGGAAGCCGCAGGTAAGTACTGTAAGTCAAAAGGCATTGGTTTTAGAGTCATAACCGAAAAAGAGCTGTTCCATCAGGGAAGACGCGGCTAAACAAACAAGATAAATAATACTAGCATATAATGGATCAACGTTATGAGTAAGAAATTGGAAGAACTGTTAGATTTACCTGATTCAAAGGAAATTATAAAACAGGAAAAAGAAAAGGACAAAAAAGACGTTGTTCAACAGCAAAATGATACCTTGAGAGATATTGCTGAAATGGACAAGATTTCAGCCGCTCTTCCACAGGTCAAGGGCTTAGGCGAATTGGCAGATAATGAGCTAGGTGAAGTAGCTGATAAAGCCATGGAAGCATACGAGGATCTAATGGATTTGGGAATGAACGTTGAATCAAGATACAGTGGCAGGGTTTTTGAAGTAGCCGGGCAAATGCTAAAAACAAATCTTGACGCCAAGGTAGCAAAGCTAGACAAGAAACTTAAAATGGTTGAACTTCAGCTTAAGAAAGAAAAACTGGACAAAGACGGTAAGGCTGATGGTGAATCAATCGTACAGGGCGAAGGCTATATAGTAACGGATCGTAATAGTTTGCTCGAAAAACTTAAGAATATGGATAAATAATTGTAAGGATAGGAATATGTTTAAAGATTATCTAACAGAAGCAAAAAAAGAATACAAATTTAGCATTGGTGTTGCTGGCCCTATGCCAGAAGGCTTTGAGGACACAATGGAAGAAGCACTGAGAAAATACAGTGTGAACAGCATTTCACCAGGCAAGAGAACACCGATCCAGGAAAAGCCACTGGACTTCCCACAGTTGAGCAACTGCGAAGTTACATACTTTGAAGTATCAGTAGCATATCCAACAACACCACAAGTTTTAGAAGAATATATTCCAATGTGTTGCGGTGTAGCTAAGACAAACATTATTGTAAGAACAGAAAACGATCCAAGGATTGAATACCAAGATACCAAAGAAGAAGATCCATATCAATCCAAATTAGAAACTGAAGAAATGGGATCAGCAACAGATAAACCACAGGAACAAGTAGGTGGTGAAAGAGTTATGAGTCTTTTAAAAGAGCTAGAAACTGCTCGTAAAGAAAAAGAAAATGATCCAATCGCAGATGTTAAACCAGGTGATACAAAGGATATCAGCGACAACGTTGGAACAACATCACCAATAGGGAGTAAGTAACATGATCATGAAAGATATGATTCAGAAGATGACAGACATCGAAACTGAAGAAAAATCAAAAAAACAAACAATCAATGAAGCGGCTTCAATGAACATTTCAATGACAGCAGATGATGCTAGTCAAGTTGGACAGCTAATGGCAATTATGCGTAACGCAGGAATGGATCCAAAGCCAGTAGGCGGAGACATGCCGTTACCAATGAGAAAAGACATTGACAAGTTTAGAGGCATTGTAGGAGCCCACGACGATGATCCAAACATTCCAGGTAAGGACGATGTTCCAGGAGATAAAGATCTTAAAGCAGGAATCTTAGGAAAAGCACTAGGAGCAACTGGAGGCGCAGTAGCAGGTGACGCACTTGACAAGGCAACAGGTGGTGTGGCAAGTAAAGCGGCAACAGGAATGGGTGCGAAAGCAGGTTCAGCTATAGGTGGAATGTTAGGTGGTCCAGCAGGCGCGGCACTAGGCGGAGCATTAGGTGGAGCAGTTGGTTCACAAGCACCTAAGATAGCAGGCGGAATGGCAGGGGCGGCTTTAGCAGATGATTCAGAAGCTAAAGAAGGAGACTATGCTAATTCACCAGACGAGAACTATTCACAATATTCAGATGTGATTAATCCTCCAACAAATGATTTAAACAAAAGCAAAAAATCTTATCCAAAAGTAGCAGGTGGTGACAATCCAATGGCATTAGCGGACAAGATCAAAGAAGAATTAACAAGTTTATACAAGCAATACAAATAATTCCCCCCAGAACTTTGCAAATCAAATAGGCTCTCCGGAGCCTATTTTTTTGGTTAAATATGTACATGAGCAAGAGTTTAGATGGCGTATTAACCAAGAAAGCCAACCAAAGGGAAACATTTACAGAACAACAGATTGAGGATCTAAAAGCATGTACTGATCCTGAGTCAGGTTATTTGACCTTTTGTCAAAAGTTTTTTAACATACAACACCCAGTAGCAGGCAAGATGTTGTTTGAGCCTTTTCAGTATCAAGAAAGATTGCTACAAAGTTATCACGATCATAGATTCAACATCAACATGTTACCAAGACAAAGTGGTAAGACAACAACTGCCGCTGGCTACCTATTATGGTATGCTATGTTTCATCCAGATCAAACAATATTAATAGCCGCACACAAATACACAGGTGCTCAGGAAATCATGCAGAGGATTAGATATGGTTATGAATTATGTCCAGACTACATCAGGGCAGGTGTTGTTAACTATAACAAAGGATCAATGGAGTTTGAAAATGGTAGCAGAATAGTAAGTGCTACCACAACAGGCAACACCGGTAGAGGTATGTCAATATCTTTGTTATATTGTGATGAGTTTGCTTTTGTAAGTCCAACCATAGCTGACGAATTTTGGACCTCCATATCTCCAACACTAGCAACAGGTGGTCGTGCTATTATAACTTCGACACCAAATTCGGACGAAGATACTTTTGCTATAATTTGGAAAGAAAGCCAGAACAAGTTTGACGCTAATGGTAATGAACAGGAAGTAGGAGTAAATGGCTTCCATGGGTTTACAGCTAAATGGGACGAGCATCCAGACAG